ACAGACTCTACTCAAGGTTGGTTGTTAAAGGCTAAATAATTATGGCTACCTATAAAGAGACAGTTGGGACAGCAGTCGTCAACTACGCTGGTAATTATCCAGGCGCCGTGGACGGTGAGCTATGGTACGATAGCACTAACAAAGATTTCAAATATCAATATGCAAATGTAACCACATCTGGTTCATGGTCTACACAAAATAGTATGAATACCGCACGACAAACTTTAGGTGGTTCTGGTTCTAGTACAGCAGCATTAGGATTTGGAGGAGTCGGAGGTGGACCTACTAATGATCCTCAAAGTGTTACAGAACTATGGGATGGAAGTAATTGGACTGAAGTAAACGATTTAAATACCGCAAGAGGATATGTAGGAGGATCTGGAACATCAACTTCAGCACTAGCAATTGGTGGAAATGCACCTTCAACAGCAATTACAGAGTTATGGAATGGAACGAACTGGACAGAAGTCAATGACTTAAATACTGGAAGAATAACAGCAGGAGCAGCTGGTGTAGATAGTACATCAACATTAGCTTTTGGTGGATCTCCTGTAACAGCTGTAACAGAAACTTGGAATGGAACTAATTGGACTGAAGTAAATGATTTAAACACTGCAAGATCATCTTTAGGTGGCGCAGGTATTGCAACTGCAGCTTTAGGTTTTGGAGGTGGTATTCCTGGTTCACCTGGAAAAACTAACGTTACAGAACAATGGAATGGAACTAATTGGACAGAAGTAGCAGATTTAAATACAGCTAGAAATCAAATAGCAGGATCAGGAACTTACACAGAAGCTTTAGGTTTTGGAGGTAGTATTCCTCCAGGTACAACAGCTGATACAGAGTTGTGGAATGGAACAAGCTGGGCTGAACAAAATAATTTAAGCACTGCAAGAAGAGCGTTGGCTGGTTCTAGTACGGGAGGCACTACTGCAGCTTTAGCTTTTGGTGGAGAAGCTCCAGGTTTATCAACTGTAACAGATTTATGGACAGGTGCAGGTCAACCAATCGGTGCTTGGTCTACAGGTGGAAGTATAAATGATGGAAGAAGCATTATGGGAGCAGCAGGTACAGGTAATTCAACAGGTTTAATTTTTGGTGGATCTCCAAGTCCAACAGCAAACACAGAATCTTACAATGGAACAAACTGGACAGAAGTTAATGATTTAACTACTGCAAGACATGCTCTAGCTGGAGCAGGAACACAAACAGCAGCATTAGCTTTTGGTGGGTCACCTACACCTAACTCTGCTTTGACAGAAACTTGGAACGGAACTAACTGGACAGAAGTTAATGATTTAAATGATGGAAGAAATAGTTTAGCTGGAACTGGAACTAACACAGCAGCTTTAGCTACTGGAGGTGATTCTCCAGGAGATTCAGCAAATACAGAATCATGGAATGGAACAAATTGGACAGAAGTAAACAATTTAAACCTTGGAAGACCTTATCTTGCTATGGGAGGAACTTCGACATCTGCTATAGCAGCTGGTGGTGGACCAGGGACTAAAAATGAAACAGAAATTTGGAATGGAACTAACTGGACAGAAACTAGTAATTTAAATACATCACGATATTTTTTAGGAGGAACTGGAGCAAGTAGTACAGATGCCATAGTATTTGGTGGATTAACTCCGTCCGTTACGGGAGCAACAGAACAATGGGCTGGAAGTAGTTGGACTGAAGTCGCAGATCTAAGCACTGCAAGAGGAGCTTTCCAAGGATCTGGTAATGCTACTACAGGAGCTTTAGCAGCTGGTGGAGAAAATGCTACTACATCTGCTTTAACAGCAACAGAAGAGTGGAGTTCTAGCTCAAATGTGATAAAAACAATAACTGATTAATAAAAGGAGAAAACTATGGCAAAAACATATCAATACTGTGTAGCAGAAAACTGGGGAAAGGGTTTCATCGATCACGTTGAATCTCAAAGAATCACGTTTGCTGGCTATCCTGGAAATGTTTGGCAAGT